AAGACCTTTTCGTGCATATCAGCCGCTGCCAAGGTCTACAAGTACCCTGATGGGTCTGAGATACCTCGTGAGACTTTCAGAGGCTGGATGAGAAAGTACGGGATAAACCCATACGACGAGTACTTCAGGAACAACATGATCGAAGGTGCCCTAGACGTACTTGTGAAGCTTGCTCACAAAGGCAAAGAGAGATCTTTACACAAGCTCCTAGATACTTGGGGTAAGCACGTTGGATTCAATCCACCTCCGAAAGAGGTTAATCTACACTCAACATCAGGAAACCCTTTCCAGGAAGCCTTATGTACTGTAGATCCTACCTATGAGGCTATACTTATCCAAAATGGCGTCCTAGAGCCTAAGCAAGAGGCAAAAGATGACGGATTTTAGAAAAGAGTTTCTAGACCGCATGACAAGCCAGCAATGGCGCCTAAACCACCTCTACTGCATCAAAGATAAAGACGGCAACAAAGTCCGTATGAAGATGAATTGGGCGCAGCAAGAGCTTCTAGAAGGCATTCACAGCAGAAATCTCATACTAAAGGCCCGTCAGCTAGGGTTTACAACGGCTATATGTATCTACATGCTAGACTCAGTGCTTTTCAAGTGCTATCAGTCAGCAGGTATCATCGCACACAATAGGGACGATGCACACGCCATCTTTGACAACAAAGTGAAATTCGCTTGGGACAACCTTCCTGAAGACCTCAAGAAGACCATCGGAGTATCTACGGATAGGTCTGGAGAGCTCCGTTTCGGCAATGGCTCTCTCATCAAGGTAGGGACATCTCTCAGGTCTGGTACGTACAATCTTCTGCACATAACAGAGTTCGGAAAGATCTGCGCAAGGACACCAGACAAGGCACAGGAGATCGTTACAGGCTCTCTCAACACAGTCCCAACAAACGGACGTATCTTCATCGAATCGACGGCAGAAGGGCGCGGAGGGTATTTCTACGACTTGTGCGAGAAGTCTAGGAAGGACAAGGAGGCTGGAAAGGCACTTACAGAGCTTGACTATAAATTCTTCTTCTTCCCTTGGTGGAAGCATCCAGACTATAGCCTAGACGATGAAGTACTCATCACAGCTAACCAGAAAGACTACTTCGAAAAGCTGTATAAAGACAGCAAGATAAGCCTAGACTACGCTCAAAAGGCATGGTACGCAAAGACCGAGGCCATACAGAAAGAGAACATGCTTAGCGAATACCCTTCAACACCAGACGAAGCATTCCTTAGTGCCAATGAGGGAAAGGTATTTGGTAGGTATATGACTTCTCTTAGGCTCAAGAAGCGTATTTCAGCAATCGAGCACGACAAAGAGCTTCCTGTATGCGTCTCATTCGACCTTGGACGCAACGACGCGACTTGCATTTGGTTCTTCCAGGTCTACGGCAATCAATACCGCTTCATAGACTACTATGAGAACACCCAACGTTCAATGCTCTTCTACGTCGACCTCCTCGAAAGATACAGGAGAGAGAAGGGTTATAAGTATAGCATGTACTACATGCCTCACGACATCAAGGTGACTGACTATAGTCAAGAAGATTCTCGATTAGAGCTCTTGCGAAAAGCGGGGATTACTGCTACGGTGATACCAAGGACATCGCTTGAGGAGCAGATTGACATTGCACGTACTACTATGGAGCATTGTCTCTTTGATGAGTCTATGTGTGAGGATGGTATAAAGCACTTGGACACCTACCACTACGAGTGGGACGACAAGTATGCTTGCTACAGTGATAGACCTTGCCATGATAAGTCCTCTCATGCTGCATCGGCCTTTATGACGGCTTGTATAGGTGTGAGAAAGTATGGAGACTCATATGACGAGTGGAGCGATGAGGAGATACGGGCCAAAAACGCAGAATTTAGGCGCAGAAGATGACCACAGACGCTAATATCAGGGCAGATTTCGAGGACGCTTATAACCAGTCAACCGACATTATGCAGCCCTTTTATAAAGAGGCCGACATTGACTATCAGATTTTTCTTGGACGTCATTGGACTGACAAAGAGGTAGCCGATTTAAACGCACAGAATCGCGATGCCTTTGTCTACAACTATGTCCAGCGAAATATATCCCTCATGGGAGGATATCAGCGTAAGAATAGACTTGGGTACGGGGTTTTCGGTATAGAAAACAACGACGACGAGACGGCAACGATGCTTGACAGAAGCCTAAAATTCGCGGCTCAGTATTCCAATACATACAATAAAATCTCTGATGCATCTGACGATGCAGCCATATGCGGGCTTTCTTTTTTATCACTCTGGCTATCGTATGACAATAGCATGGAGTCTCCTGATATAATGACAGGTGTCGAAAGCTTTAACTCTGTCATCCTCGACCCAAATTTCACCGACCAGACGCTTTTCGACTGCAAGTACATGGCGCGCAGAAAGTATGTCTCAAAGGGAGAAGCAAAGTCACTCATGCCGAAAGAGGCTAAGACCATAGATGGTCTTCCAGGAGGTATCTTTGACAACAAATTTCCTTTCCTAGCTATAAATAAGGCTTCTTTCGACTACTACGACGATATGATTGCGTACGATGAGTTCTGGCAACGCACTAGGAACAAGGTTCGCCTTGTCATCAATAGACTCAATAATCAAACGTTCATATGGAGAAAGAACTTTCGTGCCCTAGAAGCTCTCACAAAGGCGTTCCCATTTCTTGAAGTAAAAGACAAGTGGGAACCATCTATCAGGTACTCAGTCTTTGCTCAAGGAGAGCTTCTGTACGATGGCGACGACCCACTTGAGCTGAACGACTTCCCCCTTACACCAGTCATAGCCACATACAAGTCAAGCCACTGGGACTGGCAAAATAAATTACAAGGCTACGTCAGACCATCAAGAGACGCACAGATAGAGTACAACAGGAAGCGCTCTAAAATGGCAGCGATGCTTGATCAGGCTGCTTTGTCTGCATATATGGTAGAGGACGGTGCGATAAAGAACATAGATGACCTATACGATCCTCAGCCTGTCAAGGTCATCGTCAGGAAGAAAAACACGAGTCCAGAATCTGTCGTAAAGCTCCCGAATGCATCCATAGAGCCTACCCTAATACAACTATCCGAGATGCTCAATAGGGACATCTTACAGATACCAGGACTCAATGAGGAATCTCTTGGCATAGCTGAGGGAGGTAACACTCAGGTAAGCGGGTCCTTAGCCAAGATGAGGGCATATAACTCCGTAACTATCCTACAACGCTTCTTCGATAACCTCAATTTGTCACAAAAGGAGCATGGAAAGAAGATGACGGTGCTCATCCAAAAGCACTGGAGCGATGAAAAAGTTCTCAGGATTACTGGGCTTCAGCCAACGGAGCAGTTTAGAGACGTTAACTTCGCGAAGTACGACATCGTAGTGTCCGATACGCTTCTCACAGACAATCAGAAACAGGTTGCCTTTGTCGAGGCCATACAGGCGATGCAGGCAGGCATACAGATACCGCAGAAATACGCTATATCCAAAATGGTCGTATCAGACCCGCTCGAACTCATGCGTGCGTACGAAGAAGAATCACAGGCATCACAGGCACAGCAACAAGCCCTTACAGAGCAACAAAACCTCAATCAGCGTCTCATCAACGCGGAGATAGTCCACAAGCTATCGCTGGCAGAGCAGCAAAGGGAAACGGCCGTCACTCGCCAAGCTTTGGCTATGCAGCACCTCTCGAACTCTTACGAGTCTAGGGCTAAGGCAGTACTCGACAATATCAAAGCTGCAAAAGAGATCCAGTCTACCGACCTTGACAACATCATGAGAGCAATCGCCTTCCTTCTCAAGATAGAATCTGAGGCAGGAAATCAGCAGATGATGGACGTAAAACAGGCGTCAAACAAGTCTGAATACGATGTAATGGCAACAAATCAGCTAAACAAACAGGAGGCTGCGATAGTATGAAAGGGATGAAGAAAAACAAACTCATGACTGCCTATAAGGCCGGTAAGATTGAAGGGATGAAGGCTCCAAAGATAGAGAAGAAGCCAATGAAAGGATCTGGAAAGTGCCCAAAGATGGGTGATAGACTCTCCATGTATAGGTAGACATCATGCTCATAGTGCCGGACCATGTAGCCAACGAGATCAAGCATCAGCAGAAAGAGCTTGCAGCGGAGTTTGTCAAGGACAGGATCGAGCAGATAGCAAAGATCTACCATGACAGGATGCCGGATTTGGATGAATTCTGGATCCTTATTGCTGGGAAGAAGGATCTATTCTCAAACAAAATCAACGTTGCTATACAAGCATTTGACAAGGAGAATAAACCTAATTTCCCAATCCAGGGGGGTCAGATGTGGCATATAGTATGGTCTAAGGGCTTGAAAGAGCTTGAATGGATCCTTCCTCTGCAAAAAAAGATCAGAGTAAAAGGAAAGAAAATATCCGATACAGACATTGAAAATTATTCCAAAAACAGTTTAATTGTTAGAAAGAGCCTTGAGAAGGCAAGTAAAGTGCTTGGCAGGAACTTCCTGACAGGCAAACGAATATAAAAGCCTTTTAAAGCAAAAGGTGGAGTCGACCTTAAAGGACTATAAACACATATGACAGACAATCAACAGGGCGTAGAAAGCCATGTCGCCAGTGGCACGGACGTAAATGAGAATCCTCCGATCGTCCAAGAGGAGCAACAACCCTCTCCGCAAGAGATAAACTGGAAGAGGGCGAACGAGACTATGGCGCAACAATCCTCCATGCTGAAGCAGCGTGAGGCGGAATTGGAGCAGCTTAGAGAGCAATTGAGGTCATCTAAGAAGCCTAGTTATTTAGACGACAGCGAGATACCTACTTTTGGTGAGGTCAAGGAGCATACAAATGCCGTTAGAGCAGAGGTTGAAGAACTAAAGCGACAACTGCATATAGCTCAGATCGAAGCAAGGGAGGGAGTCAGCGTCGATACGTTGCTTAAGAAATATGGGGGCGAGGTACCTCAAAGCATACAAAACGCGATTCTGAAGACTGGTGACTTGAGCGCTGCCGTTGATGCGTGTAAACAAACTCCTAGCTATATACGCGATCACTTTCAGGCAGCTACAACGCCACAAGCCCAAAGGATCATTGACAATGCTGACAAGCCAAAGGTAGCCGGAGCAGTAGGTTCCAGCGGATCTCTTAGTAAGAACAGCAAGATAAAGTCAATGACCGCGGAAGAGCGCATACAGATGATGCATAGGTACTCTCGCTCTGGATAAAAAACAGAGTAAAAAAAAGGTAAAAACCTATGTCCAATGTAACAACCACCAATCAGATCAGCAATGCGCTGGAAGAGTGGTACAACCCGAATCTGATCGACCTTGCACAACCCGTGCTTTTGGCGAATCAGTTTGGTGTTAAGACGACCATTCCTTCTAAATCTTCTCCTACAGTAAAATGGGGATCATTTAACGATCTTCACGAGCCAACAGGAGACCTCTCAGAAGGCATCGAACCGGAAGGTCAATTGCTCCAAATCACCCGCATGACAGCTACTTGTAAGCAGTATGGCGACCTTGTCATCTTGACTGACGTTGTAGAGCTTACCGTGTCAGATCCTGTGGCAAATCAAGCTGCCATCAAACTCTCTGAGCAGATGGGCAAATTTCTTGATACGCTAACTTTTGACGTGCTTAAAGCGACTGGTTCAATCTATGACTGTAAATACGGCTCGAACGGATTGACACCAACTGAAATTACACAAGAAGACAACGATGACATCGTACAAAGGCTAATGGGTAACGACGCTCCACTTTTCTCTAGGATCTCAGAGGGAGTAAACAAAATCGGCACAGAGCCTCTTGATGAGTCTTACTATGTACTGTCCCATACAGACATATACAAAGATATTAAGAAACTTTCCTCTTGGGTACCTGTAGCCAAATATCCAGATCCAAGCATCCGCAGAAAAGGCGAGCGTGGATATACGGATAATGCCCGCTGGTGCTTGTCTTCTAAGGCCCCCATCAATACTTCTGGAGCTAATGACATCTACTATAGCTTCTACTTAGCTATGGATGCATACGGCGTGGTAGACATCGACGGCGGAAACGCTGAGATGATCTTTATCCCACCTGGTGGACCTGGCGATAGACTCAAACAACGCTCTTCCCTCGGCTGGAAAGCGTGGCATGCAGCTAAGATCCTCCAAGAGACAAATCTAGTTCGCGCAGCATCAACATTGGCATAAGGAGAAAAACAATGAAGAAAAGACAAATTCGTTTCCAATCTGCCGGTGCTGCTCATAATTTTGAGATCGGCTTCGTTCCAACTAAGGTGACTGTCACCAACCATACAAAATGGGCAACTGACGGCACTACGGTGAAATTTTACTGGCACACAGGCGATGCAGCAGCGTCAGCCTTGGCAGAGATCGCCGATGACACTGGTATCAATCGATCTTTGATCACCAAAAACGGTATCACGATGTACGGGACCACAAGCTTCCCGTCCAACCAATCCGCAATTTCAGCTATCACAGCAGCAGCGCCACCGGTCGTAACCGTGGCTTCTACTGCCGGATGGGAAACAGGTGATACAGTAGTACTGAGAGATGTGACTGGGATGACAGAGGTCAATGGCATACGCTATAAGATCACAGTCATCAACACGACCACTTTCAGCCTGCAAGATGTTGATGCAACTGGCTTCTCCGCTTATGTGGGCGGTGGAATTGCCTACAACGTCTCCAAAAACGTGACAGACTCGGGTTTTGTCGGCGTAACCTTAGGGACCAGCGTCATTGGCGCAGACAATGACATCATGGTACTTGAGTGCGAAGCTGCCGATGCTGTCGAAAATCTTGGGGACATAGCCTAAGAAACAGAAAACGCCCCCTATACAATGTAGGGGGTTTTATTTAAGGAAAAGACCATGGAAGAGCAACCAGAGTTCCCCACACTAAAGCAAGAAAGGGTTATCATCAGACGAAGAAGACGAAGAACAGTAAAACCGAAAGAAGACGACGTCGATACACAAGAACCCGTACAAGCAGAAAGCAAAGAGGAACCTTGCAAGATGGTTAAGGTTCGCTTCCACTACCCAGAGAACGAAGGTGGTACCTGGACGCCTCTCTATCAACTGAAAAAGTACACTTTTGTAGATGGAGAGGAATACGAACTCCCTCTTAGCATGGTGCAAGAGATAAACGAAAACTGCAAGATCCCTATCAGAAGTAATAAGATAAAGTCGAAAGACGGCATTTTTCAAAAGACAGGACGCTTTGTGACACGTGTATACTTTGAAATGTTAGGTTAACTTTATGACACAATGGGCACGCTCAGACATAGAAGCAAAGGTAAGAAGGCTTCTAGGCTTTAACTATGATGGTTCTTTGAGCCAGGCTGACGTTGTTGACCAGATCAACAAGTACTATGTCTATACGTTCCCCATTGAGGTAAAGCCAAGAGAGCTCAAGACTTGGTGGGATACTGTCACCACGATAGGAACCGACTCTATAGATCTACCTACGACGTATACGGCATTCATCGGTCCATATTATTGGGCTGGAGTAGAGATTCGAGCGTACTTTTCACCGGATCAATTCTTCCAAAGATATCCTCAGGATGCTACATACGTCAATGGCAAGGTAAACTCCGTACTACTCTATGACAACAAGCTTCTGATGAGATCTCCTCCAGATGCGGAAGAGACGCTTAGGGTGGGAGCTCTACTAAGGCCCGAAGAGCTTGATGAAGAAACCTCGGAGCCTTTGCGAAATGAATGGGGGCTACTCATAGCCTATGGAGCAGCCGAGCAGATGGCATATGAGTTCGGAGACGATCGACGACTACAATTTATACAAGCTGGCAAGATGCAGGCTCTTTCTCAAGCAGAGGATCAGACGTACACCCAGCTATCCTATACAACTACACTAGCAAAAGGGTACTAATATGGTCTGGAGAGTAGGGGAACCAACGAATGACACTGAAGTTCCTATTGGGGCACAGTATATCAGGGAGAATTGGGCGTATCTGCAATCAGTAATACAAAAGTGCATCTACTTCGATAATGAGACTGGAACACCTACTGATGATGGAAATTTTCAGTCTGTACAATTCAAAGCTCAAGCTGCTGACATAGCTATAAACGTTGCCGGTGGTGGTGCTCAGTATTGTAAGACTGTCAATGGTGTTTCTCAGCCTTTCTTTAGGAACTCAGGTGTCGTATACAAGATGCAGTTAGAAATCGACGCAGGAGCAACGGCTCTTCCTCAGAAGACTACTACAACCGTATTTAATTGGGCAGGAAAGCCTAGGTTTGTTGGATTTGCCCTTGCTCTAGATACAAAGTCACCCCATAGGACTCTCTTTTCGCCTGTATACTTTGATGGGACAACTGTATCGCATAGCTACAGTTCTGTTGGAGACGGAGAAGGACAGCTTCCATCAGGACATAGATTACTATCTTTTGAAGGAGTTGGGGCGACCTCTAGAATAAAGACAGGATCATATAGTGGAGGGGCAATCAATACATTCGTACGCTTTTTCGGAGTTATACCT